TGCCTATACATAAGGCAGTATGGTCACCCCGGCTGGGAAGGGAGCAAGTGCCGCGGGTTTTCCACAACGATTGGAGAGGAACCGGCGGAGCAGTGCAAGGATTGTGAACAGTGGTGTTATTTTGAGGAAGACCGACAGGAGCCTATTGAACCGAGATATCAATTAGATCGCGATAGTGTCTGCTATGGCTGCCAGTATTTCAAGGCTGTGGGGGATTGCGATGAGGAGCCATATTCTGACAATATACAGTGCGGCGGGGCTTGTGATTGTATGGAGATGTGCATTGCTGGAAGTCAGAATATGTATAAGGAGGGGAGCCATAAATGATTACATGGCAGTTTTTGGTATTGATGATTGTTATATATTCATGCGCTGATAGAATCGGCGACGCAATTGAAAAGCGGAAAAATTAGTAGTTTAACGGATTTGGAGGTGAAAACAAGATGGAGGATAGATTGGTGATTGGATATGACAACGGGGCAAAGCGTGGAGACATATCCTGCTTGCAAGTCTTGAGAAAAAAAGGAAGAGGATATGAGGTTGTAAAAACCTTTTGCGATGAAGATGCAGAGGAGCTATATAAAAAGCTTATTGAGCACAACTAGTATTTAAAAAGAATACCGGGAACCTATCGGCGAGGTATCGGCGGGTAGACGGAAAATTAAAATTTTCAGAAGAAAGGAAAGTGAACAATGATAAACGGAAAAGCAAAGTTAGAGTTTGGAACTGGTGATATTCGGATGACAAGTGCTTTAAGCAATGGAATCGGTGCACTGTGCTGCATTACACAGGAGCCACACGAGATTGGAGAAAGAGTTCCAGTTGAGGATTCTTGGAATGTGGATCAGGCGGAGGCGATCTTGACATTTACAAAACCAGAGAGTATTGACGCACTTATAGATGAGTTACGGGACGTGAGGGCAATGATGGACGGCACGTATCCATTCGAAAAACAGAATTATCGCGAAGGTATTCTTGATTTTGATGCTTTTATGAAAAATTAATATTTTCGGAAGGAGACAGCAATGACGGTAAGGGAATTAATCGAACTGCTGAAAAAAGCGCCGCCAGACGATATTGTCCTGGCAGATATAGGGCAGGAAGAAAGTGCAGATATATCGGGGATGTTGACAGCATCTGATGTGTTAATAGGGAACGGGACAATCCGGGGGATAACATGCCTGAAAATAGAACCATACGAAGATTAAGATTTGATGGAGGAGTGATAAATGGTAGATGCGGAGGAAACACGGCGACAGAAAGCCAAAAATCTTCGATATAAAAAACCCATTGTGAAGAATTTGAATTTAGACACAATCAAAGAAGATTTATGGGGCATTCAAGAGGAGAGTGAAGATGTCCACTGGTATACAGATTCAGAAGACGGGACCGATTCTCTTATAAACGCCCTGGATGGAGACGAAGACGAAGCTTATGAATTCAAAATGGCGTTCGCGGATTTATGCGCGGAATGCGAGCAGATGATTGAGGATTTGAATGAAGAATGGGTTCCTGAATGCTTTGATATTTTCTTCGTGGCAGCGGGGGCAGGAAATTCATATGGAGGACTTCTCGGATATGATGCATGGGAACAGGATTATTTCGGGTTATCCTGTACAGACGCATATGCAGAGGACGAAGCGAAGAAAAAACTGAAGCAGATGACGAAGGATGACATGATAGCGGCAGCTAGGCAATGTTTTAAAGTCTATCACGCCTACATTGGATTGCGGAATCGGTATGACAGCCTGAAAGCGGCAATAGATATTTTGCGAGACCAGAATACCGGATACCTTCAGGTGGTCAGGGAAATTGAGAAGCTGTACGAAGCAGTAAGCAAAAATGTGTATTCTAGGAGCGAGTATAGCAAAGAATCGCAGGACTGGAAGCGGTACACAGATGCGCTTCCGCAGGAAGCATGGATTGCCTGACAAATTAAGATTTTCAGGGAGAATGACGATGAAATATGAAATAGAGATTAGGGAAACAGTGGAGAGAAATATTACAATCGGAATAGAAGTAGAGGATGAGGGAGACGGCATAATGCTTGCGAATATACTGGAAGATGATATAGAAGATGCAATTCATCCTGATGATATTACAAGCATCTTTGAAAAACATGGCATACCAATTATTTCGAAGCATACCAGCGCTGAAGATGTGTCGTATGAAATCTGGTAAACTGATATTTGAACGATAACGAAAGGAGGCCGGAGCGGTGGCCGCCGTAACGGGAATTCCCGGCTCCTTTCATAAAAATGAAAAGGAAATTAGAAGAAAAAAAGGAAGAAAAAATTCTTTGCAGTTTTTGCGGTAAAGAAATTAAGTACGAAGAACCGATCAAGATAAAAACGAAGCGCGGAAGCAAAATTTGCCTTCACTTGGATTGCTTTAAACATGGACTCTAATACAACAAACGATCATAAACGATTATTCAGAGGTGATGCCATGATTATGATAAACGAGCAATGGGAAGAAGCGGAAACTATAGATGATTGCTTAAAACTGATTCGAGAAAACATGGGTGAAGAATTCACGGAGAAGGTCAAGGAAATATTTGCTCTCGATAGTGATAATGAAAAGCAGATCAGAGATGCAATTTATGAAGTGGAAAGTGCCATAGGAGATATGGAAGATGCTCTAAGATATCTGGAAGCATTGGTTTAGTAAACGATCATTTAAAGGAGAAAGATATGAAAGAAGAATTATTAAAAATTGCACAGGGCGTTTTGACAGAAGAGGAAGTGCAGGAAATAGTAAAGGAAAAATTCAAAGAAGCTTTTAAAAACGCAGTAGGGGAGGCTTTCCGCTGGGGAGACGCCGAAAGGGCGATTAAAAATAAAATAACGGAGGTAATGGTTCCGTATATAGAAAAATACGATTTTACAGAGTTCCTTCCTAAACTGGATACAGTGCTTACCGAAATTGTAAATTCTGATGGCTGTATAGCTGAAAAGCGCATTATTGAAAATTTCAAAGAACTTATGCTGGAGCCGGAACAGAAAGAAATCAAAGTGACTGAATTATTCAGAGCGTGGATAAAGCAGTGTAATAAAAAAATCGATGTTGATGGTTTGGAAGTATGCTACAACGACGGGGTATGTTATGAGCCGGTAGATTGCGAAATGCAGTTTGAAGAGGAAGATAAACCAACATGGAGCAGTTTCCAGCATGGCAAAATAATATTCGAAAATGACCATGATAAAAGTCTCAATATAGAGATTCCAGTAACGCAATATATAAACAGCTACGGGAAAAATGAACCATATAGTATAAGCCTGTCAAGCGATATTAAAATCTCATCACTGCGAAGATTATCTGATTTCGAGGTTCTCCTTCTCAGGCTGGAACGGGCAGGAACCGCGATTGTGATTGATGAGGAATGGGATAGCAGCTGCATTGAGCCAGAAAAAGAGCCGGAAGCAACATTCATTTAAGGGGAAAGAAAAATGAAGTATAAAAAAGTGAATACATGGGAGGTTTTTTCTGTACTTGTGTCATGCGACCTCGATATTTTGTGTCCTTTATGTGGAATTATAAACCTTGTAAATATAGCTTCCATGCTGGGGACGAGCCGGTATCAAGTAAAAAAGCACATGGATTATCTTGTGAGAATTGGAGTAGCAGAAAGGGACGTTTTCATGCCACCGTGGGTGAATGAAGTGCCGCCGCCGTATCACGGCTATAGATTAACGGAGACGGTGAAATATAAAGGCGGCGATAATATTCACGATGAAGTAGATACAGGAACAATGTTGCAGTATCGGGCTTATTATCAAAAAAAGAAAGTCGAGAATGATGCTTTTATCAAAAGTAATTTCGGTGCCTAAATCGAAATAAAGAAAATCTTATGGAGTAATACACAGAGAAAGGAGCGGCCGGCATGGCAAGACCGAAAAAAGCAGAAGGAGAGAAATACATACGGCAGGATATAAGCATAGAGCCGGGACAGTTTAGGCGACTGATGGCCTATTGCCAGCGAGAGGACCGCTCCATCTCCTGGGTGATCCGAAAGGCGCTGGAAATGTTTTTTATGTGTAACGATACGTAACATTACATAACTAAATCGTAATTTGAAGGAAGGAGCAAGATATGAATGAACAGATAGTTTTATGCGAGATTATTTGTGTAACAGTTATAATTTTGTATATATTAAGTATTGTGAAGTCGATAGCTGAAAAGAAACGTTTGGAAAAGGAACTTGAATTATTAAGAGAAGAACGGAAAATTCGGCCACCACACAAACCGATTAGGTGAAATATGTTTATAAAAAGGTGAGATGATCCAGATGAAAGACTGCACGAGGTACATGAAAGAGGTGGAGGCGCTAAGAACAGAAAATGAGTATCTGAGAATGCGTCTGGCTGAAATACGAGATAAGGTAGATGAGTTGGAACCGCCGGAGGGATTTACGGCAGTATATAACCATGCGTATTATGCCGCAAAAGAAGAAGTAAGAAGAATAATAAAATAAGCCGGGATTTATTTCCCGGCAATAAAAAACGAAAGTAAAGAACATATGTGCGAGAAAAGAAAAAAGCGGTGGATATTCGGGAAGATATGCGCCACCGCTTAGTTATTGCCTGAGTATATTATAACCGACTCAGGCAGGTAAAAGCAATGGAAACTTATACCAGTTTGAGGAGGATTAATAATATGACAGAGCAGATCAGAGTAGATGAGGTTGTAACAAATATTATGTATGGATTAACCAATGTAATCGCGGAGCAGGAGCGGTTAAACGAGGCAAAGGCCGTGTTATATATGGCGCTGCACAATGTACAGATGTATCGCGAAGAAACGGCATTATCAACGGCGGTCGACAATACTGCGGAGTGGGTGCGGCTGTTTCTGACTTCTATGGCTGTAAGAGGCTGCACGCCGAAATCGATCACTACTTATGGCGACTGTTACAAGCTGTTTTTCGAAACGGTTAATAAAGCGATTCCCGATATCACGAATGGTGATCTCCAGAACTATTTCGCATATTGCAAAGTAAAACGCCACAACAAAGATGTTACGATCAACAACAAAAAAAGATATCTCCGCGCGCTGTTTGTTTGGTTGACGGAAGAAGAATACATAGAAAAGAATCCGATGTTAAGGATCAGAGACAGCAAAGTTGAGCACAAAGTGAAGGAAGTCTTTGAGGAGGAGCAGATCACTATTGTTAAAGACGTAGCCAAACAGCACAGCAAGCGTGATATCGCAATTGTAGATTTCCTGCACCGTACCGGTGTGCGTATATCCGAGATGGTGGCACTTAACCGGGAGGACATCGATTTCTATGACCGAGAGTGCATCGTATACGGAAAGGGTCGTAAGGAGCGGCCGGTATACTTCTCGTGGGACGCATGTGTGCATCTGAGGGAGTATTTGGAGAGCCGCACTGACGATAATCCGGCATTGTTCGTCGGCAGCCGTAAGCCTCATAACCGGCTGTCTGATGATGGTGTAAGGGCTATGCTTAAGAGCCTCAGTGAGAGGGACCCGCGGCTTGAAGGAGTGGCGATTAATCCCCATAAGTGGCGCCGACAGTTCGTCACGGAGTTACTGGAGAAGGATGTGCCGCTGACACTGGTCGCTGATCTGGCAGGGCACAAAAACATCAATACGACAAAAGATAATTATGGGAATTACAATCGCAACAAAGCAAAGGAAGCACACCGGAAATATGTGAGATAAGGAGAGAAGAATGCGCGGAAGAATGTATGAAATTTATGATGGGGAAAAGCTTATTGGAAAATTAAGCGCTGAAGAAGCTGCAAAAATTATTGGAACTACAATTAAATGCGTTTACACTGCGGCATCTGGAGGGTATAGGTTAAAGCGCAGATACAGTATTGTTCCGGCAGATGATGAGTGTATGACTAAAAATGCAACAAAAGAATTCTGCAAAGAGTGGGACAAAACGAGATTAAAAATTTTACATAAAGGAAGGGTGAAAGCATGATAACAACGAATGGTGAGGGGTATCCAGACCCAACGGCGTACCGGGCAATCAAAGCAGCTGATCGGCCACCAAAGCCAGTAAAAGATGTAATGATTGTATTACGGACAGTGGCGAGCCTTGCTGGGTTTGATATTATTGGAAAGATACATCTTAAAGACAGAGAGACGGGGAGGGAATGGTAATGGGATATAGAATACCAGCGGAAGCGTGGAGGATCATTGAAGCGAAGGTCAGAAGGTATCCAGAGAATAAGGCAGAGTATGAAGAAACTGTTGAAGAGATAATGAACCAGAAGGGCGAGAATGACGGGCAACCAAAGGGAAATAATATTGGTAATCCAACAGAACGCCTTGCAATAAAAATAGCTGATGATCCGAGACTACAGAGAATAAAATGTGAAATGGATGCGGTGGAAAGCGTTTACAATACTATGAGGCCAGAACATCAAAAAGTAATTCGGGTGAGGTTTTGGTCATATCGGTATCACAATATGAAATATTTTGATATGGAACGGTGTACCAGTTATGCAGACCGGCAAATGAAAAAAATTGTTTCTGTCTTTATACGAGAAGTTGGTAAAAAACTTGGTGAGATATAAAAGAGTGCCCCATTTAGCTTGTAAAGTGTGATATTATGCTATCATGGGATACAAAGTAAAGAGGGCTTCTGCTATGGAGGCCCTTTTCTTATGCCGAAAAGGAGAAGCGGGTGAGTGAATGAATACGGTTGAACCTATACGAGACAAGGAAACAGTCATTGATATAGCTGAGTACTTAAGAAAAGACAGTGAGCGTAATTATGTCATGTTTCTTTTCGGTATTTATTCTGGCCTGCGGATATCGGATATTCTTAAGTTTCGGGTGCGCGACGTAAAGAATAAAAGTGATATTGTTCTCAGGGAAAAGAAAACCGGGAAGGAAAAACGTTTTCCGATTAACCGGGATTTAAGAAAGGCCCTGGATAGTTACATAATCGGGAAAGATGATTTCGAATTCCTTTTCAAGAATCCATATGAAAATAAACCTATAACGAGACAGCAGGCATATAGCATTTTGTCGGAGGCCGGAAAGAAATTCGGAATTGAGAAGATCGGAACGCATACGCTGCGTAAGACATTCGGATATCATGTATATCAGTCAACGAAAGATGCGGCTATGCTGATGGATATTTTTAACCATGCGGACATTCATATCACATTGCGATATATAGGAGTCAATCAGGATCAAAAAGATAAAGTTTACAATAAGCTATCGTATTTTCGATAGTTCTTTTTATTTTGTCTACCACTTGTCATAAAATGACACTGTAAAGTCGGCACTATAAAAAACAACCGCATTAATTAGTAGAAACAGGATCGCGGCACACTTTACAAAATACTAGATATGTCAAGTGAAAGAGTACGGAACATAGCTCAGCGGGAGAGCGGCGGTCTTATAAGCCGTGTGTCTTGGGTCCGATTCCCAATGTTCCGATGATGTTCTCATAATTCACCTGCCGCATGAAACCCAGGGCGGCGGGCCTCCTGAAAGAAGGTGAGTTAATGAAATTTATTATTGAAGATGATGATGGAAAGAGAATTGAATGTCAGGAAGTAAAGGTGCTTAATGTACCTGATAGTATTCTTGTATTCCGAACTATGAAATATTTGATGAAAAAAGACATCAATGAATTCTGTGAAGATATGAAGAAGAGAACAGGGCACAACTGCATTTTGTTACAAGGAAGCATAGACCTTGTAGCGCAGATAGCGCCGGCAGTAGAGGAAAAGGAGAGGTAACCTTATGGCAAAGGAATACGCACAGGCATTCTATCATTCAAAGAAATGGAAAGACTGCCGCAGGTCATACATAAACAATCGGATCATGATTGATGGTGGAATGTGCGAGAAGTGTCACAGGCGACTGGGGTACATTGTACATCATAAGGTTAGAATAACTCCTGATAACATCAATGATCCGGACATAACGTTGAACTGGGATAACTTAAGGTGGGAGTGCAAGGCGTGTCACGATGAAGAGGAAGGCCATGGCCTGAATAAGAAGGCGGCGCTTCTGGTTGCGTTCGATGAGTTCGGACAGCCGGTGCCGTTACCTCCCCCCTTAAATAAAGAGGTGGATGGGTTTTGATTTCACCGTGTCCCCAGATTTATTTAATACACAGGTCGCACGTAAAGGGGGTGTGGTATAAACGTGTACACAGACAAGGAATTTGAAGCGGAAGCAAGGAAAAGAGAGGCGGAAGTTGACAGCATTGGCAATTATTTAGAGAAAGTAAAGCGGATTAAGAGGGAGACAGGCAGACTTAAAAAACTCTTTGCGAACATAGATGAGAATAAAAAGAAGCTTGTATTTACGACCATAGAAGACGTTGCTTTCATGACGATTACCATGCAGGATCTCAGGGAAACCATCAACCGGGAAGGAACAACCGTGGAGTATAAGAACGGAGAGAACCAGTACGGAACCAAACAGAGTCCGGAAGCCCAGTATTATTTACAGCTTTCCCAGAAACAGACCCAGGCTATGAAGATACTGGTTGATTGTCTTCCAAAAACCGAAAAAACAGTGGTAGTGGAAGATGATGGCTTTGAGGACTTCGTGAATGGGAGGGAGGATGTTTGATGGGAGGGAGAAAGAAAGTAGTCTATCCATTAAGCTATAATCCGATCCTGGAATACTGGAACCTGATAGAATCAGGAGAAGAAACCGTATCAAAAAAAATATATGAGTGGTATAAGTATCTCGCCTGGGAAGTTAATAACCCGGGCGAGTATTTTTATAGTCCTCCACGGGCGAACCATATTTTGGAGTTTGCGGAAAATTACTGTAAGCTTTCCAAAGGAGCCGGCGCCGGTAGCCCGGTGCGTCTGGAGCTGTGGGAAAAGGCGCACCTGACGGCGGTGTTTGGTTTTGTAGACATCAATGGTTTTCGTCAGTGCCGGGAGTCGGTGTTGATCGTTGGAAAGAAAAACGGTAAATCCCTTCTGGCCTCCATTGTGGGTCTGTATATGCAGATCGGAGACGGAGAGCCGGGGCCAGAGGTCTATGCAGTTGCCACAAAACGAGATCAGGCGAAGATCATCTGGACAGAATCGAAACGAATGGTAAGGAAGTCGCCGGCGTTGTTAAAACGAATTAAGCCGCTGGTCGCAGAGCTGTCTTCTGAGTATTTCAACGATGGGATTTTCAAACCGTTGGCTTCTGACAGTGATACACTGGACGGTCTTAACGTACATTGCGTTCTGATGGACGAAATCCACCAATGGAAGAATGGAAAAGCGCTCTACGATATCATGGCGGATGGCTGTTCGGCCAGAGATCAGCCGCTCGTTTATATCACGTCCACAGCCGGAGTAATCCGTGAAGACATTTACGACGCGAAGTACGAAGAGGCTGAAAAAGTTATCAATGGCCTGTTTGACAGTGTGGGGTATAAGGATCCGCATTTCTTCCCGTTTATTTATGAACTGGATAACCGGAAAGAATGGACAGATCCGGAATGCTGGAAGAAAGCGAATCCGGGCCTTGGAACCATAAAGAAACAGTCAACCCTGGCGGCTAAGGTTGAGAAGGCAAAGGATAATCCAAAGCTTGTTAAGAATCTGGTTTGTAAGGAATTCAATATCCGTGAAACATCTTCTGAGGCATGGCTGACATTCGAGCAGCTGAACAACACGGAATTATTTGATATTCAAACTCTAAAACCACGCTATGGAATCGGCGGTACTGATCTATCCAGTACAACGGACTTAACCAATGCCACTGTGATATTCATGATTCCCGGAGATGATAAAATCTATGTGCTGCAAATGTACTGGCTTCCAGAGGACTTGCTGGAGCAGAGAGTAAGGGAAGATAAGATCCCATACGATTTATGGGCCGAACAGGGATTATTAAGATTAAGCCCAGGAAACAAAGTTCATTACAAATATGTCAAAGAATGGTTCGAAGAGGTACAGAATGAACTTGACATCTATCTGTTTAAATGCGGATATGATGCATGGTCAGCGTCATATTTTGTGGAAGACATGAAAAACACGTTCGGCGCTTCCGTGATTGAGCCGGTTATCCAGGGAAAAAAGACACTGAGCAGTCCTATGAAATCTCTGGGGGCTGATCTGGAAAAGAAAAAAGTGGTCTATAACAATAATCCGATTTTAAAGTGGTGTCTGGCTAATACCTCCATTGATGTAGACAAGAATGATAATATTCAGCCATGCAAGGGAAATCAGGGGACACGAAGGATTGACGGAACCGCTGGTTTGCTCGATGCTTACGTAACGCTGGAAAATCATTTGGAAGAGTACTTAAGTGTAATTTAAGAGAGAGGAGGAAGAAGATGTGGATACCTAAATTTTTTCAAAATGCCGGAAGAAGTGCCGTTTATAAAATGATTACGGAGCAGGGAAACGGTTTTTTCGCCTGGAACGGAAAACTCTATGAATCCGATATTGTAAGGTCATGTATACGGCCATATGCGAAAGCTGTCGGAAAACTGATTGCGAAGCATGTCAGGAATGATGGTAAGAATTTTGCAGTAAATCCGGATCCATATATGCGCTTTCTCCTGGAAGAGCCAAACCCTTATATGTGCGGCCAGGTGATGCAGGAAAAGGTTGCAACACAGCTCGCGTTAAACAATAATGCTTTCATTCTGATCGTCCGTGATCCTAACGGGATACCGGAACAATTATACCCGATTCCGGCGGCAGGAGTGGAAGCGAAATATGAAGGTCAGGAATTGTATCTGAAATTTTATTACCTGAATGGAAAGACTTCCATGTTTCCGTATACAGAAATCATTCATCTGAGAAATGATTTTAATGACAATGATTTATTCGGAGATTCTCCGAAAGAAGCACTAACACAACTCATGGATATAGTGGCAACCACAGATCAGGGGATCATTAAGGCGATCAAAAACAGCGGAGTTATCCGGTGGCTGTTAAAGTTCAGCTCTTCCATGAGGCCGGAAGATTTGAAAAGTGCCGTTCAGGAATTTGTTGATAATTACTTAAGTGTATCCAGTTCCACATTTGGGGCTGCCGGTGTCGATTCGAAAGCGACAGCGGAGCGGATCGAGCCGAAGGACTATGTACCGAACGCCCTTCAGATGGACAACACGAAAAAAAGAATCTATGCATTTTTCAATACGAACGAAAAAATAGTACATGCAAACTATACAGAAGACGAATGGAACAGCTATTTTGAACTGGTAATCGAACCGATGGCCGGGCAGATGGCCGGAGAGTATACAAGAAAGCTGTTCAGCCGGAGGGAACGCGGGCATGGGAATAAAATCTATTTTGATGCCGGGAACTTACATTGTGCAAGCTTGTCAACAAAACTTGCTTTACAGGCCATGGTAGACAGAGGCGCCTTAACACCGAACGAATGGAGAGCGACACTGAACTTAAGTCCGGTACCAGATGGAGATAAGCCGTTGCGAAGACTTGACACGCAGACGGTTAACCAGATCAAGGGCCTTTTGGCTGATATGAATCTGAATAACATAAGTGAAACAAGAGCCGGAATCACAGCACTATTAGAAGGAGGTGAGAAGAATGGCAAAGAGAATTGATGTGAAAGGGCAGATTATTGAATCGGGAAACGAATGGGTATATGACTGGCTTGGGTTAGAGAACACGTCTCCAAAAAAAATCATTAAGGCTTTGCAGGATGCTGGAGGTGAAGACGTTGAAATCTATATCAACTCCCCTGGTGGGAGCATATTTGCCGGTTCAGAAATCTACACAGAGCTCAGGAATTATTCCGGGAAGAAAATAATTAAGATTACCGGAATAGCCGCAAGCGCCGCGTCAGTAATTGCGCAGGCCGGGGAGTGCGAGATCAGTCCTACCGGAATGTTTATGATCCATAATGTCAAAACGTCGGCGTCAGGTGATTACAGAGACATGGATAACACCAGAGATGCCCTGCGGGCCGCCAACCAGTCAATCATGAATGCGTACATCGACAAGACCGGAATGGATGCGGAGATATTACAGGATTTAATGGACCGCGAAACCTATTTGTCAGCCCAACAGGCTGTAGATCATGGATTTGTCGATAAAATTATGTTTTCCGACAACGCCATCCCAATGCAGAATGCATTCGGAGGAATCCCGCCGGAAACCATCGCAAAATTAAGAAACATGATTAAGGATCCGGGACAGAAAACCCCGGATTTTTTAATACACAAAGCACAGGCTGAGTTAAGGCTGAAATTGTTAAATCTGAAAGGAGACAGAGGTAATGAATAGAAAAGAGTATGAGACAAAAAGACAGGCACTTATCAACGAAGCGGAGACGCTTATCAACGAAGGAAAGCTGGAGGAGGCCAACAAGAAAATGGAGGCCGTGACGGAGCTGGATAAGAACTTTGAAGCAGCAGCCAAAGCAGAAGCGAACTTAAGGGCGCTGTCTACGCCTCCGCTTCCGTTATCCGGAGTTGGTGACGGGGCTTCTTTTGGAAGAGGAGACGACGAAAACGCAGAAGATATGTACGATTCCGTGGAGTATCGTAAAGTGTTCATGAATTACGTCTTGAAAGGGACGGCAATTCCTGAGAAATTCAGGAATGTATCTGCGACAACAAAGACCACGGATGTAGGATCCGTGATTTCTCCGACCATAGTCAACCGTATTGTGGAAAAAATGGAATCAATGGGAATGATTCTGCCGCTTGTCACTAAGACGTCTTATGCGGCTGGAGCCACAGTTCCCACGTCCAGTGTTAAGCCGGAGGCAACATGGGTAGCAGAAGGCGGTACCAGTGATAAGCAGAAGAAGGCAACCGGGCAGATTGACATTAAAGGATACAAATTGAGATGTGCTATTTCCATGACACTGGAAACATCTGTGATGTCTTTACAGATTTTTGAAACTGTGTTTGTTAACAGTGTGTCAGAGGCAATGGTAAAGGCTCAGGAAAAGGCGTTTATCTTCGGAACCGGGTCAGGGCAGCCGAAAGGTGTATTAACAGAAACGGCGGAATCTGGTTGTAATATTGATATTGCGGCGAATTCCGATCCGACTTACCAGACTCTCGTAGAAGCGGAAGCGGCGCTTCCACTAGCATATGAGAACGGCGCAGTATGGAATATGACTAAGAAGACATTTATGAAATTTGTAGGCATGGTGGATACAAATAAACAGCCAATTGCCAGAGTAAATTATGGAATTGACGGAAAGCCTGAGAGAACGCTCCTCGGACGCCGGGTAGTCTTAAACGATTATATGACAAGCCTGGGGGCAACGATTAGTAAAGATACCGTAGTAGCTTTCCTGTTCGATTGGTCTGATTATATGTTCAATACCAACTACAATATGGTGGTTAAGAGTTATGAGGATAATGATACCGAGGATCAGATTACAAAAGCGGTTATGATCTGCGACGGAAAAGTAATTGACAAAAATTCCCTTGTGACTGTGACCAAGAAGAATGCATAAAAAGAGGTTATGGAATATGATAGAGCAAATAAAACTTTCTATGCGAATATCACATGACAAACTGGATAATGATATCGACGCAAATATAAACGCCTGCCTGCGTGATCTATCACGGGTGGGCGTTGCTACTGCCGGGAAAGAAAATGATCCCCTTATTGTTAAGTCAGCGGAGCTCTATTGCAAATGGCAGTATAACTATGATGGCAGTGCCGACCGTTATGAACGGGCTTATGTGGCGCTGAGAGATTCCCTGAGTCTGTGTGGTGATTATAATGCGTAATGATGTCTGTGTGCTGATTACATCGGTACCGTCAGGCGCGGATGTAGTACCTCATAGAAAAGACGTGTTTTGCGAAGTGAAAAGCGTAGTACGAAGCGAATATTTTGCGGCTTATGGAGTCGGACTTATACCAAAATTAACGTTTGGAATGAATCCGGATGATTACAGTGCCTGCACGGAAATACACGAAGGTAAGAAATACCGGCCGACCCAAATAAACTATGATGGAGAGTTATATACCATTATTCGTACCTATCAGAAAAATGTCGGAGAAATGGAAATAACAGCGGGGTGATGGAATGGATGTAAAATTTGATTATGAGCATGGAATATTTGAGATTGACCAGATGCTTGCACAGATGCCAAAAGAACTTGAAAGCCAGGAACGCCCGCTGCTTCGAAAGCTCGGCACTATCGTCAAAGGAAAAATAAAAAAATATCTCCATAACAGCGATATTGAAGCGCGTGCAAAAGAAATACCGCCCTCCAACTATGATGGCAGCCGGCCGTATCAACATGCTAGGGATGATGTAACCGCAGATGTACGGAAAGATAAAAATGGGATGCTGTATGCAAGTATCCGCGGTGGAAAAATGACCGGCTATAAGTGGAATAAGATAAATGACGGCCATTTTGCTCGTGATGGCCATACCTGGGTGCAGGGGAATCAATTTATGGATAAGGCCATGAGAGACGCACAGGGAGAAGTAGAAAAGGCGATTGATGATATGGTAAAGAAGGTGACGGAATGACGGTGAAAGAAATCATCGAAACGGAATTGAATATTCCTGTTCTTGACGAACCGGTGCCTTTGATGCCGGCATGTGCCACCTGCATAGATTATTATACTGCTTCTGAGCTAAACGGAGATGGCGCCGGCCAGGAATGGGTAAGTAGTTATGAGGTGGATCTATGGTATCTGGAAAGAATGGCGCTTAATGAGGCGGTGAAAAAATTCATGAATGCAATCGGGAAGCCAGAATACTCCATACCGGAAGTAGAGAAAAGCTGCGATCCGGCAACGAAATTATGGCGAGCGATTATAAAATTCGAGAAAATGGAAGGTGGTATTTATGGGTAGCAAAAGTGCAAAATCAAACAGAATCAATGTAAAAAATCTGAAATACTGTCTGCTGACTACAGATAATAACTCTGGCACAACGTATGGAGAAGTAAAAGACTTCGGGAAAGCAATGCAGATCCAGCTTACTCCTAGTGTGTCGAAAGGGGAACTGTATGGAGAAGGAGTAAAGCAGGAGGATGTCTCCATTCTTAACGGTATTGCCGTGGTGGTAGACGTGAACAAGGTCTTTGTAGAGGTGAGGACGGAAATATGCGGAAATCAGTTTAAAGACGGTATAGTAATAGAGTCCGCAGGAGATGAGCCGCCATATATTGCACTTGGGTATGAGGTAGAACAGACTGGAGGAAAAAGCGAGTATGTATGGCTTTTAAAAGGACAGGTACAGCCGATTAATTCCACAAATAAACAGTCTGAAGGTAATATTACTTTTTCAACAGACAGTGTTACCATAAATTTTATTCCACGAGAAAGTGATAAATGGTTGCGTTTTTTTGGTGATGCGGCGAATTCGGATTTTACAGATGCGCAGGCATCTAAATGGTTTACAACGGGGCCGAGTACATACCCGACGAAAGGGGAATAAGAATGAAAACAATAATGGTTGAGCCGGCGCAGGAGATAGAATTGATTGATCCTGTGGAAAATAAGAAATACCATGGTTTCTGCAATATGCGAAGCCTTCTTGAATTCCAGAAAATCATGAATAAACTGGAAATTAATCTGGATTCCCTGGAAGATACCAATATTCTTCCGTGTTGTGTCTATGCCATCTTCATGCCGGAATCAGGAATTTCTTATGAAGAGGCTGTGCTTCTTTCAGACCGAATGGGTATGATGTCCGGACGGGAAGTCGTGGAAACATTTATGGAATCACTCTATACCATGATGGATGAAAGGCAGAAAGAACTTGCAAAAAAAGTAATGGCTCGGTATGTAACCATGAAGCAGATGAAGAGATAGATTTCCATATAGATTATCTCTATTATACATACTGCATAAAAATGGAGCGTACCGAGCCTGAATTCTGGAGTTCTACACACAGAAAAATAATTGCAATGGTCGATATGTATACAGATGAGTTAGAGACACGGGCCGCAGCGGCGGAGGGGACAGAATACGAATCAAAATATTTCCGATGCAGTAGCGAAATAAACAGTATGACAGAGATTGAGGGGTTTGGAAATGGCGGGTACTTATAAAAAAACAATTGTTCTTGGACTTGATTACTCGCAGTTTACCGGTGGGACTGCCGAGGTATCTCGACATATGGGGTTGCTTAATTCGGAATTTAAAAGAGCTTATGAAGAAGCAAAAGTATATGGTACGGAAACCGATCAGCTTAGAATTAAGCATGATTATCTGTCTCAGAAAATCGAACTCCAGAAACGTAAGGTTGAGGAGGCACAGAAAGCCCACGACAAAGCAATCTTAACGGAGAAAGAAGGCAGTAAGGCGGTTGTGGCATTGAGTAAATCCCTGGCAGACCAGGAGACAGCACTTTACAAGCTGGAAGGGCAGTTAAAAGAGACGGATAAAAAGTGCGAAGATTTGAAAGGTACAAATGAAACATTTGGGGATTCGATCAGGAGTGTTGCGGACGCAATTGGACTACAGGCGAATCCTATGTTGGAAAGTCTTGCTTCCCGCTTTGATGATACAAAAAAAGAAGTCGGAGAGGCCATTGTTATAGTCGGAGCACTGGTAACCGCATACGGAGATCTTGCAATTGAACTGTCTAAGACGGCGGATAATCTTCTTACCATGTCTTCGACAACGGGATTATCCACGGATACCTTACAGGAGCTCCAGTATGCTTCTGAATTTGTTGATGTATCAGTTGAAACCGTAAATAGCTCTATGACAAAAATGATCCGGACTATGGGACAGGCAAGAGACGGAAATAAGGATCTGCAAAAAGAATTTGCACGTCTTGGAGTTAGGTATAAAGAACATGACGGGGAGCTTAGGGATTCAGAAGCCGTTTTTTATGATGTTATTGATGCGCTTGGGAAAATACAGAATGAGACAGAACGTGATGCAAAGGCCATGGAGATTTTCGGAAAATCGGCGAGGGATTTAAATCCACTGATCGAGGCGGGGAGCAAAAGAGTGAAGGAACTTGCCGCAGAGGCTCATAAAATGGGGTATGTCCTGAGTAATGAAACCCTTCAGGAGGCCGGGGAACTCGATGATGCCATGCAGCGTATGAATCGTAAAATGGAGACACTAAAACTTCATCTGGGGGAATTCCTTGTTCCGCTACTGACCGATTTTGTGGATCTGTTATCCTCCATTCCCACACCGGTATTAATTGGTATTGCCGTATTTGGAACCCTTGTACTTGTTATAGGAACGGTAAGCAAGGCTATTATGGCTTATACTACAGTAAGCCAGATTGCTTCTATTGCGAATACAATGATGGGGGCAACTGGAACAGCAGCATCAGTCGGTATGTTGCCGTTACTGCTTATTCTTCTTGCGATCGCGGCGGCAATCGCCTTGATTGTGGGAGGCGCATCAGCAGTCGGTGATGCTATGCGGGAGGTTAAGACATCGACAGAGGACTTGATCGACACATCAAAGTCAACTATAAATGGTACAAAACACTATGCAGCTGGAACCGATTATGCCACTGGTGAAGATGCATGGGTGGGTGAACACGGGCCGGAGTTAGTGCGTCTTCCGCGAGGATCTCGTGTTGTGCCGAATAATGTTGTTAAGAACGGAACAGGAACAGTCAACGTATTTTACTGTACCATTGACGCCAGAGAAGTTGATGATTTTAACAAAGTTGTAAAGCTGGCCCAACAGGAAAGCCAGGCATACCGGACGGGAAGGAGTAGGATATAATGGCAGAACAGACAATCCTATGTACCGGAGATACCTTTATCAGCCGGTATTCCGGGAATGATAATAATTACAGCAGTGCAGAACTTGCAATGTGGAGAGAAATTAATTCTTCAAGCTTTATGGGAACATTTGTTCAATTTAATCTCCCTGCATTTGATAACAAAGAAATTGTGTCAGCGGTTATAAGGCTGCATAACAAAATAAAAGTGAAAAACAGTATCATAGGCTGCGCACAATATAATATCCCGGATATCTCTAATCTTACAGGTAATTTGTTTTACAGCAAGTATCTGGACAGTGATATCGCATGGTCCCCAACAGAATATGAAACTAAAGCCACGGTGGAGGATAACAACGAATGGATTGAATGGGATGTAACCAGTATCGTAAAAAATAATGCTGGAAAGAATAACGTGGTTCTGGCAGTTTACAGCATTGATGATAAAGTGGTACCAAACTTATCTTGGAAGTTTACAAGCAAGGAGGGCGGAAAGGCCCCATATATCAATGTAGTATACAACAACGCGGTTCCGAGCCTTCCAACAATTCTATATCCCAATGGTGACATAATTGAGAAAAGCGGAAGTATTACGTTTCAGTGGAAATATAATTCGCTTTACGATACAGGACAGGCGAAGTTTGAATTTGGCTGGCGTAAACAAGGAGAAGCTGCATGGACCACAGTCACACAGAATACTTCAGAGCAGTCCTATACGATGGAAACGGCTGCAATATCTATCGGTATCGTAGAATGGAGGGTACAGACATATAACGCCATCAATGCGGCTTCAGGGTATGCATATGGCACTTTTGAACTTACGGGGCGGCCGGCTAGCCCAATTATTACAGGAATGAAGAATGATGCCATTACGGAAATAACCTGGAAATGCAATGAATCAGAAAATGCGGTTTATGTGCTCCAGATATTAAAAGATGGCAAGATCATTCATGACAGTGGAGAACGTGCTGGAGGACTGTCAGATTCCTATGTACCGAATATGATGCTTGAAAACGGCCAATATGTCGTTAAAATGCGGATAGGAAGCGCCTACGGGATCTGGTCAGATGAGAGTGCTCAGGTATTCAGTATTGCGGCCACCGTGCCGGCCATTCCATCTATAACGGTATCTGCGATTGATGCAGGAGTAAAAATCTTTACGGATTCTGCTGCAAGTATGAAATATGTATATCGTGCAGAAGTAGGTGATGCATACAGTCCGATAGGAAGCTTTTCTGGAAATGAATATGAGGATTTTACAGTTAAGTCAGGGAGGCTGTACCACTATAAGATACGGGCGTATACCGGAGGATATTCTGACAGCGCCCAGGCAGATATATGTGTTAAATACAAAGGCGCGCGTCTGGCTGAGGTAAAGAACCTGGCTGAGAGTATCCGGATTGTAAAATCAACCAGTGACTGGCATATTGAAACACAACAGAAAAGAAGTAACGAAGCTGAGCTTATCAGTTATGAAGGTCGGCCGTATAAAATAAAAGAATCCGGTATCCATAAGGAGACAACGTTAAGTACCTCTTTCTACCTTCCGAATAAGGAGGCAGAATCGCTAGAACGAATCCATGGCATGAATGGAATCTATCTGTTCCGTAACTCGGAAATCTGTATCTGCTGCGAGATCACAGATTTTAGCTTTAAAAATGATCTTTTTGACAGAGGGAAGACTTTCGATTTATCATTAAGCCGTATTAACTATGATCTGGGGGTGAGGTTCGGTGATTAATCTGGCGCAGGGTGGATATACCCATGAAGAAATTTTAAAACGGCTGGAAGGTGACAGAACGATTGATTTTCGTTTCGAACTCCTGGACCGGAATGAACGAAAACTGAAAGATCTCGAAAATGTAACGGGAAGTATTCGGTTTGACAGCTCTCAGGAGATCATGGGGACCGGAACCTTTCTTGTAAGAGAAACAACCGGGGTGGATTTTAAAGAGATAGACCTTAGAATCCGCCCTGTCTTTATGCTGTCAACTGAAAGCGGCTGGCTGAAATACCCACTCGGTATCTATATCATGAGCAGCCCGGAGCGCCAGGCACAGAACTGTGGAGTATATCAGAATATCGACTGTTATGATTACAGTACAATTTTGCGTGAAGACAAGATCCGGGAACGGCTTTTTATCGCTTCCGGATCAAACTACGTCAGGGAAGTAAGAAACCTCATCAATGGGGCCGGGATTAAAAAAATAAATATTGAGACTTCGGTATTAATGGCCCGCGAAAATATTGAGTTTGAGATCGGTACAAGCAAGCTGGAAGTTATTAACGCACTGCTGACAGCGATCAACTATGAGCCGCTGCATTTTAATGGCAACGGATATGCTGTAAGCCGCCGATATGTGGAGCCGGTAAACCGCAGGACAGAACACTCATACCGTACGGATGACAAAAGTATTATTAAGGCCGGAGCAAAGCAGAGCCTTGACATGTATAATGTGCCAAACATATTTGTCAGATATACAGACGATCCGGATGGTGAGGAATTGAGAAGTGAATATGTGAATGACAGTGCGGGAAGCAAAATATCAACAGTAAACCGTGGAAGAAATGTTGTTGACATTGAAAGTGTTGATGATATTGCAGATCAGGAAACTCTTGATGCACTGGTCAGAAGAATCGCAATAGAAAAGAGCCAGACTTATGATGCCATTACGATTCCTACCGGGCTGATGCCGCACCATGAATACAGAGACTGTATCTTTGTGAACGAAACAACTCTCGGTGTTGGCAATAAATATATTGAATATGCGTGGGAGATGGAATTGAGCATTGGGGGGACCATGAGCCACACGTTAAAGCGGGTGGTGAAATTATGATATATAATAATCCGAGTGAACGCCTACAGGACATGAAAGAATATGTTGTGGATGAGAGGAAAAATTACCGTATGGCAACCGTAACGAGTATATCTAACGGGCGTCCTTATGTGCGCTTTTACGGGGAGGAAACGGCCAGCCGGAAACCATATAAATACATTTCCAGTTATGCGCCAGCCGTAGGAGACAAAGTTTTAATGATAAGAGCAGGGGCATCATATGTAATCATGGGAAAGGTGGTATAGATGGTCAACTATGATATCGAACTAAATACGAAATACAGGGATCCGATTGATACCGGTATATGCCTTACGCAGGGAGATTATGGACAGATCCAGTTCACACTCCGGGTAAAAAATGATGGCGTATATGTGACTGATGCAGTCAGCGCAACCATTAATATCAGACTGGAGAACCGTATTCCAGTTGTGGGAAATCTTATAAAATCTGGAAATGGATATATATATAAATTGCTGGGAAATGAACTGTCTATACCTGGTAAGGCTGTAGCCGATGTAAAATTTAAATATAGTGATGGGCGTACATCTTCATGCAAGTTCATATACTATGTCAGCGAAGATACCATTAATGAAAGTAGTCTGGATGCGGGTGGATATATCGGAAAACTGGATCAATTGGAAGCAGATGCAGAAGGCCTTATTACTCAATTGGTTCAATATGAAAATATATATCCACGGACCGTTAAGGCTACAGAAGATGCTGAAAAATCCGCTCATGATGCCAATATTTCAGCATCCAATGCCAATAGAGCAGCAGCCAATGCTGAATCTATTAGAAATGATTTAGTTAGCCGATTACAGTCTGGAGAATTCAAAGGAGAAAAAGGAGATCCTGGACCACAAGGATTGCAAGGAGCCACAGGGCCAAGGGGGCTACAGGGGGTAAAAGGAGAGACTGGAGAAGCTGGAGTACAAGGCCCTAAAGGAGATGTAGGGCCACAGGGGCCACAGGGGCCACAAGGAATACAGGGGCCGAAGGGAGAACCGGGGCAGAATGGCGCGCAAGGAAAATCTGGAGTTAATATACCGGCACTGAGCCGTTTATACATCTATACTGATGATGAGGATAACAGTGCTATACACTGTGTGTATGATGATGCTTTTTATGATGGGCCTCCATTTGCATATGATAATGAAAGTGGAGCTATTAAATGGAGTTATGACGACGGAAAGGAGTAGGTAATATTATGGCAATGGTTGATGTGATTATTGGTTATGCAAAAGGTGCAAAGGGCGATATAGGACCGCAAGGGCCGGCAGGTGCACAGGGACCAAAAGGGGATACTGGACCGACTGGGCCACAAGGCCCTAAAGGTAATGTAGGACCGGCTGGACCGCAAGGAATACAGGGAAATACAGGTGCGACGGGGCCGCAAGGTCCAAAAGGAGACACTGGTAATGTAGGACCGGCTGGACCGCAAGGCCCAAAAGGTGAAAAAGGAGACACGGGACCACTGCCGCCACTGACGAACAATTTCATGGCAACAGTAGCAGGGCAGAGCGCGCTTGATGCCGTTGCAGGAAAGATTTTGAAGGAGCAGCTTGATAAGCAAAATAGTGATTTAGGTGATGTAAAAACCGATATTAGCCTTCAGCCAGTAACAGGCATCGATATCCTAACGCTTACCACAGGACGTTACTATGCAACTAATTGTACAAATTTACCCACGGGCTGGGTCGCTGCTTATCTGGACGTTGAGCGTCTCGATAACAAATGGTGTCGTATCACGGCGTGGCCTCCGTATGATGGTCTGAATAGTCCACAAATCACCAAACAAGATAATGGTACATGGCGAGGCTGGAAAGACATAATGGATGATAAAATAAGCTTTGAGGGTGTCGGAAAAGTAACTTTTGCTCAAAATTCATCCGCTACCAGCATACGATTTTATACCACGGCTGTTAATTACTTATACATTGAGTTTCTGACAGCCACCAAAAATATTAAGTTTGGCTTTTATAATGGGGCGACATGGACGGATTACTGGATTATGTAGATGATTATCTTGTGGTCGGATAAATGCAGCTCATACTCAGATTAGTGGACAATGCCTTGCTTATATATATGTACAGTTTGTTTTCCGCTGCTTTTAATGTACCGTTGACCTGTATAGCATTATCATCTGCTATCGTGCTTCGCGCTCTATATACAGGCACATCCATAAGCGGCCTGACATCATCGTCACAAAAGACTACCTCAACCCAGCCGGACGATCCGGCAGAGATCGTAAAAATACATTGCACCATATGGCCGATTTTATAAGCCAAAACGTAAGACACCGGTGCGTTTTTGTAAAAGTGTGTGGTGACGTCCTTTACTGCTAAATCACTATTTAACAGATCCCGCCAGGCCTATTGACAATGCATACTAGGGCGGGCCAGACCCCGGAGTAATCCGGGGGGGATATTCACTATTTAAATGAATAAGAAACTCGTTAATCAGAGCTGAAAGGCTCTTATTTTTATACCCGGAAGGGAGAATGGCATGTACATAACTACAAACACAATCATTACGGCAGCCAGTGTGATCAGCGCGCTGGTTGTCATATTTTCAGCCCTTTTTGCAGTATACAGATGGTATCTCAAACAGGGAAAGCAGGATCAGGAAATTAAAAATTTCAAAGACGAACAGTGCCTTCTTGTTTATGGGGTTCTGGCCTGTTTGAAGGGAATGAAGGAACAGGGCTGCAATGGTCCGGTGACAGAAGCCATTAACAAGATAGAAAAGCATATCAATCAACAGGCTCATGAGTGAGCGGAAAGAGAGGATTAATTATGGATTTAGGAATTGCTAGTGTAGCAGGTATCAC